GGCGTTCCAGACGCTGAGGGAAATGAAGCCCAAGGCCGTTGGGCTCGACGGGTATTGCAGAATCGTGGAGCGGGTGTTCGAAGTCGACCCAGCCAACGAGAAGAAACTCCTCCATGAAGTCATCACAGTTGTCGAAGGTGTAAGCTATCTGCCTTAGCCTGTCTATCGAGTGGTACACATCCTTGTATATCTCACGGGCTAGCATCTTACGTGCATGCTCCTCAGCATACTCAAGCATGTTAGGGTTACAGCGAAAGAAGGTGCCTATATTGACACGCATCTCATACTCTTCACACACACCACGCATCTCCCTGTGGGTAGGTCTGGTAGAATCCTGAGATACCACAGACAACTGCTTGCCACTAGCTATCATTCGCATGCCAGTGTATCTGCTCTGCAGCTTCCTAATGATGTCACTCATTAGAGTAACTCATCAACAATTTCCCATACTTCTGCGAGTACTTCATCATGGACACGGGCTATCGCTTCATCGATTTCACCTGCAGGCTGAGGGTCAGTTGGTTTAATCAACTCACTAATCTTACGTAACGCTTCAAGGCGTGTGTTAGACAGGTCAATGTGTGGTTGGCAGATAACTGTTTCATCTACAGCGGGTGTGGTAGCCCCACTAGACTTACCACGATTGCTACGGTTGACACCACTACCAGTGCTATTGCTAACAGATTCTCCTTCAGGTTCTTCCTGCTCACAGTCTTCAGGCTCTGCTTCACGGATGCCAAGTTCAATTTCTTTTGCGATGATGGCTGCTTCACGAGCGTCAAGTTCTGTAACCTTGGCGAGAGCGTCAGCAAGCTCTTTTGCTTTAGCAATTTCTTTCGCATTTTCAATAGCTTTAATTGCGCCATCGAACTTGTTGAAGAGTGTGTCGAGTTTAGCTTTGATTGCTTTGGCTTCGTCATCAACTTGTGTTCCTTTGGCTATGAATGGTGCCTTGGTTTCCTTGCGTAAGTCTTCTAAGTTACAACGTGCATCACGGATTTCTTTACGACAATCCTTGGCTGATGTGATGCCCTTAGGGGTGGAACAATCAACTACGATGCTGCCGTAGTTCTCTTCAAACACTGCTAACTCTTGACGGGCTGCACTGTACACTGTTAACTTTCTTGCTACTGGGTTGCGTGTTGCCATGTTATTACTCCGGGTATAGTTCTTCAATTAATAAATCTATTAGGTACTTAGCTTTGATTAAATCTTCTTTGCCATTCTTGCTACGATGGCGTGTAATGTACTTCACTACACTGCCCTCAGCCCATGGCATGTTGTTCTTGATAGCATAATCTGCAGGCTGTATGACTAAGCCTGCATAGTGTTCCCCTGCTATCCCTACTGTAGGGGGTGCATCAAGTATTAATTCGAATTGGTTAGGTGACCAGTGACTTTGCTCATCACGTACTCCGACAAGCTCTACATTCCCTGACAGATGCACTTTGCTTATAACGTATAGCTTATTTAGCACAGGCTCATCTACATTCTTGTTAAGCTTCTTGATACATTTGACTGGGTCACCTACGCTAAACCCTGCCATTATAACTTCCTCCACTCACGTTTTTCAGCCTTGGTAACTAACTCCACTGCATGCAACGCTATCTTTGCACACTCAGGGCATGTCAGTATGCCATCCGTTACTGCACTGCACTCTTCAGCTACACCACAAAGTGCGCCTGCTATACCTCTTAGGTGTGTTACCCCATCAGGTGATGTTACTACTTTAGCCATTACTTAGTGTCCTTCTCGAATGCTTTGACGAACAAGCGGCAGATGTCACTACGCACTATGTCATCACTGTTGAATGTATGAACAGCCACGGGTAGGTGGTGTCTCTCTGCTAAGCCTATCAAATATTCTAAGCCATCTGCGTTGTTGTCACGTTGACTAGGGTCACCCATAAGTACCAACCGTGAGTACTTACCGATACGTGTGACGATAGCTTTCACTTCGTCCTTGGTAAGCTGCTGTGACTCATCAAATAAGAGCATAGCATTCTCGAATGAACGACCACGGATAGTCTCAATAGGCTGAACTTGTATGTGCCCAAGCTTCACCTCGTTCTCGTACAGTGCCACGCCAAGCTGTTGCTTAAGTGTGTCAGTAATTGACAGCAACCATGGTGCCATCTTCTCTTCAACTGTACCGGGGAATGCCCCTAAGCTCTTGCCTGTTGGCACGTTAGGTCGACTGATAACAATGGTGCCAATGGTTCGGTTAGATAAGCACTGGGCTGCTACGCTTGCAGCTAGGTACGTCTTACCTGTACCTGCACTACCACTAACTATGGTACATGGGCAGTGCTGTAAGTCCTTAATGTAAGCCCCCTGCTTAGTGTTGAGTGGCGTGAATGTTACGTTAGGTCTACCTTTATCTTCGCGTGCGATGTTAGCCACTAGGGCTTGACGGTCTTTACGTTTAGTCATTAGGTACTCGCTTCTTTGGTTATGTTAAGTGGTGTTACTCTTCACTATCTTCCTCCACATCAGGTAGGAAATGGTAGGCTGTACCATCATCGTACTTGTCCCACATTGCTATCACGTTCGCACAATGAGGTAGGTACTGGTCAGTAGGTGTACGTAGCATGTACAAGAGGTCTGCATTCTCTCTGAACATACTAAGTGCGGTGCCTACTAACTCCTGCGCTCTATCTAAAAACTCACCATCAGGGTTCTGTTCAAGGTCAGCCCACCATGGCCTGTATGCAAACTCACCCTGTCCGTACTTGATAACGTACTGGTCGTAAACAATCTGACACATATGCGGGATGTTATTCCCTGCCGGAGCCAGTAGCTTAGTGGCCTTAGCCTTACCAATACCGGGGGCACCCTTCGTACCCTTAAGGCACTTGATGTTATCAGCTGCATCACCCATCAGCAGTTGATGATAGAAGTTATACCACCCTTCCGCTTCTTCAATGACATACACACCCTCGTCCTTTTTATTAGGGTTAACATGCTTGCCACGTTGCTGTGCTAAATCCTTATCGATGGTTGACAGTACGTATTCAACATCAGTACGGCCACTGCCTTGATGTAAGCACATGCAGGCTGCATCATCAGCTTCCCACTTCTCGTACATCTTAGCCCCGTGTACATTCATGTAGTACTCACGGATTGCATCGTAATGCACAGGCTTAGCTGCCGTACGGTTACCTTTATACTTCTGAATGGTAGCCAAGTGGTGACGGAAACAATTGCCACCCTTAGTTAGCAGTAGTATGGTACGCTCACAGCCCGTGAACGCCAGTGTATTGAGTACAAACTTCTTAGCACTGGCAAGTGCATGGCTAACAGGTGCAATGTCAACAGTGAAGTCATGAGTGAGTTCCTTTGCAGGGTCATTCTCCTTCTGCCACTTGTTAAGCTCTCGCTTGTCGTTGCCTTGCCATACCACCTTCTTGTCCTCATCCAGTAGGTAGTGCATCTTCGTCTCAGTCATGAAGCCAATGGCATAGACACTGCTGTCTGCATCATTGACTAACACTCTGGCCTTCTTCTTAGTGCGGCTTATCCGTGGCATCGTCACTCTCCCCATACCAGTCAAACATTACATTCTTGTTAGTCCCTACGGCAGCAGTCTGTACTGCCTGCTCCATAAGTTTAGGACTAAAGCTATTGATATCAAACCCCTTGGCCAACAACCACCCCAAGAACATGCCAGTGTAGCTGCTGTCGGGGAACTCCATCCATAGGGTTAGGGTTTCATCACCATTTATAACACCATCAAGGCCACTGGACACCTTAACTATGGGTGCTATCAAGTCAGCAAACTCTCGTATGAACTCAAGTAGTTCCTTAGGATTTACCTTAGTATATTCAGTCATGTAACCTCCATCTAAAACGGTATGTCGTCATCAAAGAACGTGTCACAGCACCGTGTCTCCAATGTCAACCAGTGTCTGTCTAACGTGAGCTTGTCTTCAATGTTGCTAGTGGACTGGATACATACCAACTTACCAGACTCACAAGCATCACTGTCTACATAAGATAGCACCTTAAATATGCGACCTACTACACGGGTGTCAGCCCATGCAGTTATAACTTTAACTAGGTCGCCAGTGAATAGCTCAACGGTATTCTTTTCCGGCAGTCTAGTCGGGGATGTCGTCGTCGTACTCAGGCTCGTCGTCACGCCCTTGGCTTCGCTTTGCAGGTGTGCCACCACCGTACACTTGTTCTTCATACTGGTCGTACAAGCGTTCAGCTTCTTCATCACACAAGGCAACAACAGCATCGTACCCATCTGCCTTAGTCTTAGGCTTAGGCAGTACACCTATAGCTTGCAGCAAGGTGACTAGCTTAATGGCTGTGTTCATACACGCCTGTCTGCGAATCATCTTATCTTTGTCAGCCCACTCATCTTTGCTAAGTGTCGCAGGCTTGTCACTAGCACCACCTCTTGACTTAGCTGCAGGTTTACTACGTGTGTTGCTCCGTGCTTCAGGCTTACTACGAGAGCTGCCCCCTGAACTACGGCCACTGCTGCGGCCACTACTACCTGAGCTGCGGCCACCACCACCGCTGCTACGTCCACTACTACGTGCAGGTTTACGTGCAGGCTTAGCAGGTTCACCGTCACCCTCTTCAAGGATGTTGATAGTGTTCTTATCGAAGTTGGCGTATTCACCATTCCATTCGATATCAAACTCTATAACATCACCTACAAAGAAGTCAGGCTTATCAAAGCCGTGACCAAACCACTCATCGTCTTGCCCTTCAATAGATAAACACACGTTATAAACTACGCCTTTACCTGCAGGTTTCTCACTAATTTTCTCTACTTTACCTTCAACATGGTCTGACATTTAGTTCTCACTTTTGGTTGGTTTACTTTTAATACTGCAGCCCATCTTAGCTGCAACATGTTTCACTGCTTTCACTGTTCTATTTAAATAATCTGCTATGTCCTCAACAAACATCTTGTCATGGTTCTTAAGTACGTAACGCTTGTCGTCATCCGACCATAACTTAGTGTTACGGGCTACCATAGGCACGAATTTCATTGTCTCTGGCTTACGTACTCGCGTAACAATGCGTCCATTGCGGTCTGTTATCCCTGTCACAGGGTTGTACTGTCATCACAGCCCTCGTAGTCTACCTCGACATGTACTATGTCTAGCTCACAATGTATGACACTTTCCAATGCGGTTGCTGCTTTGTCTA